GTTACCCAATCATTGGGCACGATTAAGGTCATTTCGCTCATGGTCGCTCCTATGACATCGTTTTATAAAACTGCGGCTGGTCTGGCGTGGCCGCTCGTAGTTCGTATTCGTAATGGATCTGATAAGTGCCGCCGTCCCATGCGACATAAACCCGAGCCTTATCGTTTTCCGGTTCCAGCAGGCTTTCGACTATCCCCGTCAGTCCGCCGGTCTTCTTCTGGACTAATGCGCCCACATTAAAAGCAGCCATTGCACACCTTCCGGTTCGTGAAGAAATGAGATGAGAGCGCCCAGCGCCATAAGTGCGGCGATGAGCCAGTTCATAGGGTTTGATTGCATGGTGAACTCCCAAAAAGAAGCCCGGCACGTGGCCGGGCAAAAGGGATAACGGAGCAGTGCTTTCGCACCCTATAGCCAGCTCATAACTGGCTATCAGTTGCGTCATGGTTTGATGTGAAGTCGCGGCTCCCCGTCTTTAGGCTCCGGCCACTGGCGAGCCATATTCACCTTTAGCTTTTCTTCCAGCGCTGCGGTGATCTGCTCATCTGTGATACCAGCGCGCCGCTGCGCGTCCCATAGCAGGAACTGCATATCAGCCCACTCACTGAGGTCGCCAGGATCGGCTGCAGCTTCCAGAGCCTCTTTGGATAGGTGCTTCAGCGGGCCGATGGGGCCGACATTGCCGAAGGTTTTTTCTGACCATTCAGCGTGGCGCCGCCGGATCAGGTTTCTGGTGAACTGCGATTTCTTCGATTCGTAAAGTTTCACACTCTCTCCTCATGCCGCGCGCTGGGCACGCAGCGATTTAATGTGCTCGCTCGTCTCCAGTTCGGCTCGTATCTGTGCCGCCTCACGGTGATCGAGGTGTTCGAAGTCGTTATTAAAACGGTCGATTGAAGCGGTGTTGATCCGGCCCTGTCGCCAGTAGCGGACTATCTGTGATGTGCAGCTGTGGATGATGACGGGCCAACCGTGCTGGTCAGCGTAAATCTGACCCCGTTGAATTAGCTGGAACATTGGCTGACTCCTGCATCATGAGGAAGACAATCATTGCGGCGCGAAGCGGGTTATCATCATGACTGTAATCATCAGGACAGTATTTCCACTCCCAACAACCTTCTTCAAGTTCACCATTGGCCCAGGCGCACCATTGCTTTTCTTCAGTCATCCACATGATGCTGATTTTGTTTTTATAAATGACCGACCATGCTTCTTCTGAGTTATTGCACCATTCCATCGAGATAGATCCACATTTACCGTAATCTTCCACGGAAACATGGTTATGCTGGTTAGAACTACCGTCTTTATACAACCGATAACCAAGAGACGTAGCCACTCGTTTGTTAATTTCAAAGTCGCTTAGCTTGCTGTAATCCATCACAATCCCCTCTGCTTATTCTTCAACTCGATAACACCCTGGCACTCCGCGCACGTTTGGCAGCCGGGAACGGCAGCGCGCCGAGGCGCCGGGATGTCTTCCCCGCACTCTGCGCAATGCTCAGCTGATACGGCGTTGCGGTCGATGCGGTGAGCGGAAAGGGCTGCGTTACGCTGAAGCTCTTCAATCTCTGCTGCGGTGTCGATGATGTCGGCCATGGCTATTCCTCAGGAATGTCTAAAGGTGAAAAATCAACAATTTCCCACTCCCATCCGGGTGCAAGCTCGCAGCGACCATATTCGCCGTACTGGCCTTTAAACAAGCTGGTTTCGATGGTGTAGGTTCCATCTTTTGGAAGGCGCTCATCGCGGTTTTCAATAATTTCCTTTTCGATGGCTTGCAGGTCTTCAATGGTGCAAGCCCCGCGAACTCCGCAAATAAAAGGGTCGGCGAAATCATCCATTACTAATAAATCGATAATGACCTTGCTCATGGTCAATGCTCCCGGAACTGTCGGTTAATTCGGTTGAAGGTGAACGCCAGCAATAAAAAAGGCCGCGATAGCGACCTTGTGATTTGCGATTTCATGCGGCTCGCTCCGCCATAATTTCGGCCCTTTGCTCGTCGTTGAGCATGTCGTCAGAGACGATCGCCACACGGTTGCTGGCGCTCCACGACACTGGAGCACTTTCTTTCAGTGCCTTATTCAGCGCCTCAGCAGCATCACGCACAGCTTGCGGCAAGCAGTAATAGTCATCACCATCAGGCATTATCTCTTCGCAGTGCTGTTCCAGGTCGAACTCCGGCGGGTAGTTAGGTACGCAGATCATTAACTGCAACTCGCTCGGCAGCAGGGAGTGCTCATAGCAATAGTCGGACAGAGATTCAGCGTCGAAAAAGTACTGGTCATCATCAAAGATAACTAGCGGCTCTCCGGCCCATACCGCGCGTTCATAGGTGACGAACTTCGCCTGGCGGCTTTCGCGGTGGCATACTTCGCAATAGCCATTAGTGCTATGAATGGGGTGCTCTTCAGGTTTGTTTTTGCACTTGCGATGAGTGGCACCGCTCCAACGCGCCCGATGCTCATCACTGCCCCAGAAGCGACCTTGACGGTCTACCCAACCAGTTACAGTCTGGATGCTGGCCGCTTCATCGCTGTCCATCATCACGACTTTTTCAGTTTTCATATTCATTGTTCTGCTCCGAATCGGCGATTAAGCCGCCCTGTGTATACGACGAACTCCAGGAGGCTAACTCCCAGAGCTTCAATTTTCTTGTGATGCTTGTTGATGATGGGAGGCACCGTTTCGTTCCAGTTAGGCTTTGGCTTCTTGCGCATGGCCTGCTGTATTTCCTCGGTGCAGCGGCGACAGGCGGAGCGGATGGCGTTGTCTGTTTCTGGCGTCATGACACCTCCAAATAGGCCCGGATGAATTCAGCCGCAGCCTGTGCGTTTATGGCGTTACCGTAGCCCTTAAGTCGGCCTGTGCGGTTGCGTCCAGCCATTGCTCGTAATGAGGACTTTCCGTGTCCCAGGCTTTTGGCAAACCTTGCAACCAGCGGGAATGTGCCGGGTTCAACTGGACGCCATTTGCCATCTCGACATAAGAGCCAGTCCGCATCTCGCCAAAAACCGTTAACCTCAAGGGCCCGGTAATCCCTGCGAAGTCCTGCAGGCGCTGCTGGGTCTTGCTGCCGTCCTGTCGATACATATTCATGGCTGCTTCCACTGATGGCGATCGAGTATTGTTCGTCGTCGGCGTGGGCCAGCCTGTCATGAATGCCTGGCGAGGTAACTGATCCAGTCGCTCTTTCCCGTCCCGCAGCGCAGTCATCCCCGCTGAGTCTTTCCAGTCGCGTGATGTTGGCGTTACCCATCCTGCTAACTTCACCACCCCGCCAAGATTCTCCAGTCCGCGTACCGTTTCTGGCTGATTTTTCACGTTTGCCGTTGGTGTTGGCCAACTCGCAAGGATTACTGCTGTTTGAATATTCATCCCTCCCAGTCTCCCGGACGTTCCCGCGCCGGTCACTGATGATGCTGTTGGTGTTGGCCACCCAGTAGGCCCGCTCTCTGATGTGCGGCGCACCGACGCCCGCTGCCGAAAACGGCACAAGCCCGAAGGCGTATCCCATTCCTTCCAGGTCAGCTTGTACAAGGTCGAACCATGTGTTTGCGTTACCGCTTGCAACCTGTTCGCCAAAGACATGCTGAGGTCTGCGCTCGCTGATGAGGTGGAAGAAGTGCGGCCAAAGGTGCCGCTCGTCAGCAAACCCATCTCCTTTGCCTGCCGCGCTGAAAGGCTGGCACGGGCAGGAACCGGTCCAGACTGGTTTATCGTCAGGCCATCCGGCGAGGCGCAGGGAATGAGACCAGACTCCAACTCCGGCAAAAAAGTGGCACTGCGTAAATCCTCGCAGATCGTCAGGTGTGACATCTTCAATACTCCTTTCATCAACTTCGCCAGGGGCGATATGGCCGCCGGCGATCAGGTTACGCAGCCATTGCGCAGCGAACGGGTCGATTTCGTTGTAATAAGCTGCTGGCGTCATGCGGCCTCCGTTTTCACAACGTCGATGGCGCAGCCGGGCAGCAATTCAACCGCAGCGGTGGAGCACTGGTTTCCCCAGTGATCCCAGCCCGGCGCCGCGCTGCGGCTAAACAGCTCAATGCGCGGCACATCGCCGTAAAGCAGCTCCAGCCGGTGGCGAACTTCCCACGGCTTTTCGCTGTGCTCGCCGAGCGGGCTGTATACAACCTGCTTAATCCCGGCGTGCTTTCGTTCCAGCCCGGTGCCGCGGGTGGCAATCAGCAGGTCTTCTGTATTGGCCCGGGTATGGTTGCCACCATTCATTCGCGTCTCTGCATTCAGCAGATCGAGGAAGTCGTAAAAGTCGGTGACTTCACCCTCGGCCAGCACCTTGTTGATGCGCAGCTCGGCGTTCTGATTCAGCTTCACCCAGGTAAAACCTTTCATCGTGCGGACGGTAAAGCCCCAGGCCTCGGCCAGTTCGATAGCCTCCTGGTTATGCGTGCCGGTGTACCACATCGCCAGCACGGCGTTTTCAGCGGCAAGTTCCCACACTGGCAGGCGCTTGATGTCGATTAACTTCATGGTGGAGTAGTGATCGGCAGCGGCGCCGTTGCTGATGGTGTTGCCGTAAGACCAGGGAGGATCTGCGTAGATAAGAGAGTATTTTCCTGTCATTTCGCGCCGCCTTTCACAAAAATAACCCAGTGGGTTTTGTCGGCTTTTCCTGTTCGTTGCCATATGGCCGGCTTCTCGTCAGTCAGCGCCAAAATATTGCTTACCGGGATCTGCGTTTCGTTCCATTTGAATATGAGTACACCGTATGGCCGCAACACCCTGAATGCTTCGGTGAAGCCGGCACGTAGATCATCGCGCCATGTTTCTTTGTTGAGTCGTCCGTACTTTTTCCCCATCCACGCGTTATCGCCGACACGCTCAAGGTGTGGCGGATCGAACACGACTACAGGGAAAGTGTTGTCGGCAAAGGGAAGGGCACGGAAATCAGCTATAAGGTCCGGGCTTATGATTAACTGGCGACCGTCGCAAAGTTCATGCTGCTCGGCGCGGATATCACTGAAAACAGCGCGATCATCCTGCTTATCGAACCAGAACATGCGAGATCCGCAGCACATGTCCAAGATTGTTGAATCTGTCATGCAGCCTCCTGCCTTTCCCGATATTCCTCAGCGAGCCGCTGCGCCTTTAATGGATTGCTGACTACTTCACCCCATGGCATTAGCCAGCCTTTACCAATGAAGGGAAGGCACAGTGTGCCAACCCTGATGTCGTCGTGAGCGTGAGTCATTAGTCACTCCTTGAAGCGCCGCCGAGGCCTTTGCGGTTGTCGTTTAGGTATGGGTCAGCTGGCGTGTAGTTGGATGGAGAAGGGGGTGAATCGTCGTTGGCTCTTTCTTGCTGGATGATTTGGTAAAGCTCTTTGCGGTCTGCTCGCTCAGAGGGTGAAAGCTTCCGGTCAGGGATTGGCCGGAGAAGATATTTTCGATACTCGGGGGTAAATTTGTTCATTGGTTTCTCCTGACCGGGAGATGATTCAAAAGGGTATGTCGTCGTCGAAGTCCATTGGTGGTTCGTTAGATGGGGCTGGTGTCGACTGCTGCTGCGGGCGAGGCCGTGCAGCTCCGCTAAACTGATTTCCACCCTGTGGCTGGCCGCCACCTGCTGGTGCCGCACCACCGCTCTGGCGACCACCCAGCATCTGCATTGTGCCGCCGACGTTTACTACCACCTCGGTGGTGTACTTCTCGACGCCAGCCTGATCTGTCCATTTGCGGGTCCGCAACTGACCCTCGATATAAACCTGAGAGCCTTTACGCAGGTATTCACCGGCCACCTCTGCCAGCTTTCCGAAGAGAACTACGCGGTGCCATTCCGTTTGCTCTTTCTGCTCGCCAGTGGCCTTATCTCGCCATGACTCTGAGGTGGCCAGCGTCACGCTGCACACTGCGCCGCCGGATGGTAGGTAACGGACCTCGGGATCTTGCCCGAGGTTACCGACGAGGATCACTTTGTTAACGCCTTTGCTAGCCATTTACGCCGCCTGTTTAAGTTCTTTGAGTCGAATGCCAGTAACGTCTTTGCATTTGGCCTGGTGCTCAGCAAATCCGCTCAGTAATTTCCATGTATCTTCATAACGATGCTTTAGCTGATCGCCATCATTTTCCGAACTGGCGTATGCAGAGAATTCGGCGAGGATTTTGTCCGCATCCACTGACTGAGGTGCCTGGTCTTCCTGCTGTTGACCATCATGAGGTTGCTGGTTCTGCTCAATCGGTGCTCCTGATGGCAATGCCCATCCAGGGAGTGCAGGCGCTTTCCAGTAGAACGCGCCAACCTCTTTTGATTTTGCGTAGTGGAAACCGGGCGCGCGTGTTGCTGAAACCACTGCGAACCCTTCTTCCAGGTTGTAGAGGTAACGACCGATCCCCCATTGCACAGCGGCGCGCTTCATGGCGCCAGAGCGACCACCTTTCACGGCTTCAACTTGTGTGTTTTCTGCCGCATCCCACTTAGTGATCCACTCGCCATCAACTTTGATTGAAATGCCGCACTCAACGCCGCCATTGTTCGGAATATCGCGGTATTCGTTACGCCAGCCAGCTTTTCCGCATACTTCATCCAGCCGCTTCATGATTGCGCGGTTAGTTACGTAGGCCAGCACCTTTGCCCAGATGCCGTTATTGTTTTTTCCCGCCTGCTGAATGCGCCACTCAATATCCTTGCTGGCAAATGGCGCATCTAATTCATCAAGGTTCATGTGTAATTCCCCGCAAATTCATCCCAACTAATGACCGGGTTCTGCCGCTCGGCGGACAGATTTACTGGCTCGTCATCACCCTCCGGCTTTTCCGGCAGCACGTCGCGCAAAAGGCGCAGGAATGACTCTTCATCCCACCGCTCTGCCGCCGTCATGCTGCACGCTCCTGATGAGTGATGACGTACCCCTGTTCAGCCAGCCACTCGATGACTTCTGCGCCGTCGAGCTGGGGTAGTACGTCACGGGTTTTAACGGTGCCGGCCAGCACAACGCCTTCCATCTCAACTTTGATGGTGTTGTGGGGGCCGACGGATGTGCGCATGTCCACGCACTCGCATGTGATATTCATGATTCACCTCAGTAATGAATTTTCGCGCAGGGGATCAGGTCATCTTTCAGGGCGGTAAGCACTTCGATAGCCTGTTCGCGGGTTAAGCTGGTGTGGCTGGTGAGCGCGTTAACGATGTTGGTGCCGACCGTCTTGCGGTGCTTCACGTCAGCTTCACGTTTTGCCTGTTCGTCGGCTTTGCGCTTCTCTTCGGCCAGACGCGCCGCTTCCTTCTGCTCAGTCTCGCGCTTGATACGATCAGCTTCTTCCTGTGCTTTACGCTTCTCTGCTGCGATGGCTTCTTCCTTTTCGCGCTCAGCACGTTCAGCGTCTTCTTTGCGCTTACGTTCAGCGGCATCAGCGCGAGCCTTCTCATCAGCTTCACGACGAGCTGCAGCTTCCAGATCTGCTTTATGTTTCTCTTCGGCTTCGCGTTTGGCCTTGTCTGCAGCCTCTTGCTTCAATCGCTCTTCGTGCTCACGCCGAGCCTGTTCCGCCTGGCGTCGCTGCTCTTCGCGGTCACGGTCAAACTTGTCATTCATCAGCAGAGCCATTTCGTGGTCTGCTTCGAACTTGGCCGCCAGCTCCTGATCGAACTTGATGTTCATTTCAAGCGCTTCGGCGTGCAGCACGTTCATAGCTTCTTCAGCCTTAATGCGTTCCTGCTCGGCTTCCCATTCGGTTAGAGGTCGACGGGTGGCATCGCGCAGCTCGTCGCAGGCATCAACGAATCGCTTAATTTCGGCCTCAGCGGGGCGCACAGCTTCTTTCAGGCGCTTCAGGTACTCACGGCCCGGTTTTTCGATTGCCGTCTTGCTGCGGGACACCTGCGCAGCCAGAGAAGCGACACGGTCGCGGCCTTTCTTCGTGGACAGGTCTGGCACTTCGTTTACTGCCTGGCGGATTTGCTCAAGGTAAGCATCAAGGCCGCCAGCTACGTACAGCACCGGTGCCTGCTCCGGCTTGATTTCGATGACAGTTAAGTCCGTTACTTCGCTCATGGTTTCTCCTGAAATTTGGATGTGCAGATCCCGCCCGCGTAATGCCAGGCCGATCAGTTGAATATGGGGTTAGTGCTGCGCGATGTCTTTCGCCGGGAACTCGCCGTTGCGGAGGATGCTTTCTACCGGCCAGCACTCAGCTGATACTTTCTGCTCTGTAGCTGCCTGGCTGCATTCCTGCTGGCTGTCGTAAACGCCGAGAATGACGTCCTGATAATCACCGTTGGTCATTGCCACGGTCAGGACGAGCGCGAATAAAGTTTCCATCAGTGAAGAGTCCTCCCGATGGCGACGGCGTAAAGGCGCTTTGCTTCTTCCCACGCCGGAGCATTGCGATGGAGTACCGCGAACGACGCGAGCCGTTGGGCCTCTCTGATCTGCTGCTGATTTACCATGATTACCTCTTAGCCTTATCGCGGCGAACGGAACAGTTAATACAAGACTTCTGCGCTAATGGGCGGTGGATGGCCGCCGGTTGTCATAACTAAGCCGCCTCGGTGAAGCGACTGAGGTATGAAAAAAAGCCGCTGGTTAAGCGGCTTTGATGGTGATGTCATCTGAATCGAGTATCCCTGAAACATCTACATGGGTTATTTTTATGCCCTCGCTGCCGTCCATTGGCGGCCAACCCTCAACTCCTTGACCATTTGACCAGTCGAATTCACTCACCACGCCGTAAGTGTTGTAGTTTTGACTCAGTGCAATGAGCAGAGCCTCTTTCGCCAGCATGACCAGCACCGCATTCAAAACTGATCCCTGGCGCTCAAGCCGGTAATCGGCGTTCGACCAGAAATTGTTAATCTCATGCAGCTTTTCATCGGTCATTACGTCGTGGTCTATCTCAACCGTCAGCTCCGCCTTCCAGTCATAGTCGACTGTGTATTTTTTAACGTTCGCCATACCCTTACCCTCTGTCGTTACCCGCTGATGCGGGAGAAATGTTTTGGTGGTGTGGTGTTTCGCACCTTGCTGGCCTATGCGAATGTCTATCCAGCCGCTTCCAGGTCGTTCCGAAGAACACACCACACCCCAAAACATTCCAGTTACGCACCATTGCCGCTCTCCCTGAGCCCGCCGGGCGTCCGACGCATGGTTTACTGTCGCGCCGTTCGACTGACCGAATTTCCACTTCGCCGCTGGCTAACTTCGCTCAGCTGTCGATGTTTCGCTTCGATGGGCTTATTAAAAACCATAGTTGTTTTATCGTCAACAACAATAGTTGTATTTATGGTTAAAATGGTTTTATATGGTTGTTTTAAAACTGAATTTATTTTTACTTCCGATGGTGTTATGTTTGAAAAAACATCAAAAAGGAGTGCTGTGATGGATTTGGATGAAGAAAGGGTGAACATGATGTCTCATGCCACTGGGCGTGCGGTGATGGAGTTATGCCTGGCGGATATACCAGTGACTCAGCAAGCCATTATCGACAAACTGGAGCAGTTCCGAAAGGAAACTGGAAACGTAATCGGTAAAGGGATTTATAGAGATGCAGCGCAGATCGTGCAAAAGGGAAGGGGGGCAATTCAGTGAATGAACCCGGAGAAGAATCCGGGCATGCATAACAGGGTTTTTAATCTGCCCAGCCTGATTTCGTATTAATCGCTGATTCGGCCATGGTGTATTTCTGAACCTTATCCTCTTTGAAGAGGATGGTCAGCTCTTTCTTGGTGCCGTTGGTACCGTTATGGAAAAGACCATAAAACGGGATAAAGGTTGTGCCGTTTACTTTCACCTTGGCGAAGGTATACTTCCAGATCTCATTGCCGCCATCGGTGTATGACACTGCATCTGGTGAGCCGAAGTAGGATTTAACTTCTGCTTTGGTGGTTTTACCTTCCAGAATTTTTGTCTGAACACTAGTTTCAGTTTCGTTCTTCAGTTGCTGATTTCCAGAAGTTGCACACCCTACAAGGCCTGTGGCTATAATCATTGCCAGAGCTATTTTTTTCATACTTCATTTCCATTGATTACAATCAGAAATATCTTAACATTATGTTTTGTAATATCAAATAGAACCAAGCTCGATGGCCGGGCTTAGTCATTGTCTACTCATAAAAATCAATAATTTTGAAATGGTTGTTTTAACTGAATCCGCATCGTGCATTTTGTAGTCATTATATTCAGTAAAACTGCCTGAGTTTTTTAGAGAGTTTTGGTACGCATCCCATGCCTTCCTGATCTTTTCCGAATGCCGCCTCTTGCTTACGTCAACAAAGATATCAATTTCAGATTCAGTCACCTCAAGCTTGCCGGTGACTGGATACAAATTTTGCTCCAATAGGCGCAATTGCTCCCTAAATTTATAACGTAAATTGTCTGCAACAAGATTAAATTCTTTCCTTTTTTCGCCTTTAGTCGCGTATCTATAACTTAAGTATCCACTTGCAGGAACCGCAATGAATGATACTATTATTGCAACAATTGAAAGTATTCTATCTATAGTCATGAGGATTTCTTATGGAAACCGTAAGCATCCTGCCAGTTATTGCATTAATTGTTTCATGCTCTAATCTGGCGGTTATTCTGTTTCTTATCTGGCGCCTTAGGGACTAACCGAGACCAACTCCAACACTAAACTGGCCGCATCTTCGTCTCTATAGCTTGTTGTACGCTATCGACTCATGGATCAGCGCTTTTCCCATGATGTAGAGCTGGTCCTGATTTTCTTCTGTTACATACCAGTCCTTGTATGCCGGATTATCCGAAAGTACGGCTAATTGCAGGCCCTGCATTTGCAGGCGCTTAACATGGAAGTGCTGCCCGAAGACAAATGCGTATACTCCGTCAACCTTGAAGCTCCTCACTGATACATCGAAGAAGAGGCGATCCCCAGACTGAATGGTTGGGCACATGCTGTCACCATCTACAGTCATCACCTTCACATCGTGCTGTGCGCGATTGCCGAAGAGGGAGCGGGCGTGTTCATTTGTGAACTCAATAGCATGCAGAACTTCTACAAACTCAGAAATCATGAATGAGCCTGGCCCCGCACTGACAGTTAGGTCGAGAACGTCTACGCGGAATACGTCCGAAACTGCATTAGTTAATAAATCTGCCCCTGATTTCCTTCCGTCATTAAGCATCACCCCTTCTCCAGAGCTGAGCCACTCAGGCATTACCCCGAGCGCGTTAGCAATTTCCACAAGCTTGGTGGTCTGGCTGGCTTTTCCTGTTTCAATTTTCTGAATGGCCGCCTGGCTAACGCCGACCAGATCCCCGAGCGCCTTTTGTGTTAGGCCTCGTGCAGCGCGTGCTTCTTTCAGTCGTCCAGCAAGTGTCGTCTTCATAAGGTCAAATGTACAACCGTGGTTTTATTTCATCAAACGAAAATGGTTGTTGACTAAATACAACCATAGTTTTATTCTTCTTTCATATTCACTACGGAGGTTGTTATGAATCCAACCATTAAAACCGCTATCACCATTGTCGGGTCTCAAAAAGCCCTTGGTGAGGCGTGCGCAGTGTCGCAGCAGGCGGTTTACAAGTGGCTACACAACAAAGCGAAGGTTTCTCCGGAGCATGTGAACAGCATCGTGAAAGCAACTGGCGGCGAGATTCAGGCCTACCAGATTCGCCCAGATTTGCCGACGTTGTTTCCGTCACCGGCCGACAGCAACGCCGCCTGACCGGCGGCCCTAACCACGAAAGGGAAAGCAATGCATTCACTTGCGTATCAACACAATACCGGAATACACCCGGGAGCGATGATAAACCGCGCTCAAGCTAAAGCGGAGCCAGACCACGAAAAGATCCGCGATGCGGTCCGGGCATGGTCGTCGGCGCTGGACAATCAGGACGTGGTTTCGGCGTTGATCATCAACGAATACCGGGAGCAGGGCGGGACCGCAATCAGCTTCCCGGAGGACATCAGCCGGGCGCGGCAGAAGCTGTTTCGCTTCCTGGATAACCGTTTCGACTCCGAGCAGTACCGCGAGAACGTGCGCCAGTTGGCACCGGCAATCATGGCCGTGCTGCCGGTTGAGTATCGGCATCATCTGCTGCCTGAAGACAGCTTTATGTCCCGTTTAGCACGCCTTGAGAAGGAAACGAGCGAGGCGAAAGTGGCTGTTGCGATGAACGCACCGCGTCACCAGAAGCTCAAGGAGTTGAGTGAGGGGATCGTAGAGATGTTCCGTGTTGACCCGGACCTGACTGCGCCTCTGATGGCTATGGTCACGTCGATGCTGGGGGTTATGTGAGAGTCACCAGAAAAGAAAAAGCCCTTGAAGCGGTAACTTCAAAGGCCCTTATCACACTGTGTTACGCCAAGTAACGGGATTAATTATGGCAGGACAAACAAAGCAAGTAAACACCGAGCTAAGGGCTGGTGACAGGTTCGAAACTGCATACCCATTTATCTATGTGTGCACAGATTACCAGTCATATGACGGCAACGTGCATACCGATGAGCGTTGGATTGGCGGTTGCCACAAAAATTATGAGCCCGCTGACTGTGGGTATGGTGATCAGTGCTTTTACACGGCTGATGCTGAAGGAAAGCGAATTCTTGAGGTTTTGGCTGTCGTGGAAATGCCAGGGAACTGGCAGAGAAGAATTATTTACTCCTGCCATCTCATAGAGCCTGAAGGTAAGGAGAGGAAAGGCAGGAAGGCTTACACAGTAACTGAATCCAGATTCTTAAAAATGGCTTCTGGTTATTTTGCAGATTACGAATTGGAGGATGCCTAATGGCTCGCTCAAGAAACATTAAGCCAGGCTTTTTCACAAATGACGAGCTTGCAGAATGCCAGCCACTGGCGCGCATTCTCTTCGCTGGCTTGTGGACTATCGCCGATAAAGAGGGCCGCCTGGATGACCGCCCTAAGAAAATTAAAGCCATGGTGCTGCCTTTTGATGATGTCGATTGTGACGCTTTGTTGCAGCAGCTGCATCAGCACAAATTCATCAACCGTTACCAGGTAAAAGGCGATTCCTACATTCAGGTTTCCAACTGGAAAAAGCACCAGAACCCGCACTGCAAAGAAGCGGCAAGTGAGATACCAGAACCATCTCAGAACCAAAATGGCACTGAACAAGAACAGTGCAATTCAGATGCTAAAGAGGAAAAGGAAGAAGAGGGAAAGACTCAAGTCATTGAAAATAATGAAGCACAAGAAAAGCACAGTGCTAGTAAGGTGCAAGAACAGGTTCAGAACAGTTTAAATCCTGCTGATTCCCTTAACCTGATTCCTGATTCCCCTATCCCTGATCCGGATTCCTTGGTTAACACCCAAGCCGCTGACGCGTCTTGCGAAGAGGCCAATGCAGATATTCATGAAATATCGAGTCGGTACGCATTCGAGGGCCATATCGTTCGGCTGAACCACAAGGACTACCAGGCATGGTTAAACCTGTACCCGCTGATAGACCTGAACTACGAACTTCAGAAGCTGGATATCGAGTTCACTCATGAGAAGCCAAAAAATTGGTTTATCACTGCCAGCCAGAAGCTCAGTTATCAGAACAAGCAAGCGGCAGTACGCGGAAAGCCAGCTGCCAAGCCGGATCTGGACTTCAACAACACTGACTGGGCTTATGGGGTGATTCGATGAAATCTCTTGCAGAGCAGATGCGTAACCACGACCGCGAGCAGATGAGTCGCATGGCTCATAACCTGCCAGAGCAGTATCAGGAACGCGCCCCGGTCGAGCAGGTGGCTCAGGTATTCAACAAGCTGTTCAACGAGCTGCGTGCCGCGTTCCCGGCCAGCATGGCGAACTTCCGCACCCAGGACGACCTGAACGAATTCCGCCGTCAGTGGCTGCTGGCGTTTCAGGAGAACGGGATCCACACCATGGCTCAGGTTGATGCCGGCATGCGCATTGCCCGCCGCCAGGAGCGCCCATTCCTGCCGTCGCCGGGCCAGTTCGTCGCCTGGTGCAAGCAGAGCGGCGGCGCGCTGGGCGTCAACGTTGACCAGGTGATTGCCGAATACTGGGACTGGCGAAACCGTTCGTTCGAATTTACATCCAGTGAGCAATTCCCCTGGTCTCAGCCGGTCATGTACCACATCTGCGTAGAACTGCGCCACCGCAGCACAGAGCGCCAGTTAACGCATGGTGAGCTGGCGCGCGAAGCGGGTGATCTGCTGGACATGTGGGAGAAGCGCGTCACCGAGGGCAAACCAGTACCGCCAGTACGCCGGGCAATTGTAGCACCGGCCGCCGAGCATGGGCCTACGCCGATCCAACTGCTGCAGGCTAAGTACAACCGTAACAAGTCGAACGGGATGGTGTGAGATGGACAGCTTAAAACAACGCATCGTTGATTACGTGGCCGCTAACCAGCCTGTTAAGCGCGCTAACCTCATTGAGGTGATTGGCATCAGTGGCAAGGGCCTTGATCGTGAAATCTCTGCACTGCGCAGCCTGGGTCTTATTTTCAGCATGGCTGGCTTCGGCTACTTCACCAGTGAGGCTGACTATCAGGAGTGGCGTAAAGGCGACGGCGCTCATCACCTGAAGAACCGGGCGATGAAAGGCGCATTCAGCAGCGCAAAAGCGAGAAGAGTAAGCGATAGCAGCTACCCGGCGCGGATCGTGGCCGTACTGAGCGATGGCAGCAAGTTGGGTGCTACACAAATCGCAGATGCCATGGGAGCCACTTACCGGAGCATATCCAGCGTTATATCGGTGATGGTCAACACAGGTGAGCTGAAGTTTGAAGGTCCGAAAGGTCACCGTGTTTATTCGCTGGCGCAGGCAAAAAAGAAAGCCGGCCGCCGGGCTGAATCGGTAAACGTGATCTGCCAGGAGTGCCGTAACAGTCCTGCGATGAAGCGGGTATTGATGGTTTGGGGGAGGGTAGGGGTATGAAAATTTTGAAACTGAGTCAGCAGGCAACAGTTTCTCGTCCGGTCGATTCGATTATTGGGTGGGAAGAGAAAACAATCTACGAGCCAGTTTTTGTGGTAGCGGAACATATTGAGTCGTTTTCATTCGTCGGCGTCAGCCATATCAAAATGACATCGGGTGAAAAAATTGTGGTTAGAGAAACGTCAGAAGAAATTCTCGCGCTGCTTGGCGTTGATGTCCAAACGGATAGCCTTGAAGCATGGGGTGAAATCGCACAGCAGGAGGCCGCCCAATGAGCAACATCGACAAACAGGCGTTCCGTCCTGACGGCGGCGATATTGGTAGCGGCCGCATCAGGGAGATTGCTGATAATCCTTACGGTGACGAAGAGAAATGCTGGCTGGCTAAGCGGGTGCTGGCGCTGCTGGATGAGCTGGAAGCCAAAGATCGCCGCAACGCTGAACTCAATTCAATGCTTGAGCGCTGGGCTGTGGACAGAGCACAAAGCGCAAGTGAGCTGGAAGCCGCAGAGAAGCGTATTGCTGAGTTGGAGAGCGACAATGCTTACATCAAAAACCGCCACAAAGAACTGGACCTGTTAATTGGCAAAAACATTCTGGTAATGCAGGCCGCAATCATCGAATGGCAGGGAACTGGCGACGCCAGAAAAGGGCTGGCATGGATTTATAACACGCTGTTTGGGCCCGGCGAACTGCCGGACGAGGCGGAGAAAGATGCCCAGGCATACTTCGACCGCAAATATGGCCCGCTTGACGAAGAACTCATGACTCTTCATCGGTGGTTCTGGGAACAAACCGAAGCTGAACGCGCTGCCACAGCCGGTAAAGGAGAGTGATATGGCGCTGACAGTAAAACAGCTAATCAGCAAGCTCAAAAAGATGCCGCCTGAGGCTGTGGTGGTTTGGCAGGACCATGACCAATCAGAGAGTGAGTATAACGATTTTGTGGGCTACGTTGCTGATGTTACCGATGAGTCCTCATTATCTTTTGACCCGGAAGTGCGCGTTGTTGCGCTGAGAGGATAACCCATGAGCACTATTACCAAAGAACGCCTGCAGAAGTTAATTCGCGCAATTGATTGCGGAAGTTATGACGAAGAGGAAATCGTTGAGTGGGTTAACTCTGATGAAATTCTGGAGCTGGCGCGTATCGCTCTGGCATCGCTCGAAGCGGAGCCTGTGGCTTGGCGTTACCGCACCACTGATATTAACGGCAATCACAATACGAATTGGTCATTTTCAGAAGAGGAGAGCTTGTTGGGATTGTACCAACCACTCTACGCCGCCCCGCCAGCGCCGGAAGTGCCGGATGATATAGACGCTCGCATGAAAACCGCTGGCATGTTATCTGCGTCAGAAATTATTGCCGGACAGCCGATTGACGCATTCATGAAACATGCGGGTGTAGTCGATTTAGAAAGCCTGATTAAGTGGGCTGAGATGCGCCGTGCTGAGTTCCTCCGCATGCAGGCCCAATATGAACTGGGCGATAAACCGAAGGACGACATGTACGAGTGGGTTATCTCTCACGTCGCGGCGTTCAGCGAACTGCACGTAAACATTCGCGCCGCCATGCTTCAGGATGCCGATGGCAACTCTCCGGTGATTCCGGATGGTTACGCTCTGGTGCCGGTTGAGCCGACCTATCAGATGTGCGAGGCGATGGGCATGCCGTGGGAGAGACCGAGATTCCCGGATCGCTATAAAGCCATGCTCGCAGCAGCACCGCAGCAGGAGGTGACTCAGGCGCTCGCCAAAGGAATGGAACGCTATGGCGATGCCATGCTGAATATGGCGAATAGGGAGTTGAAGTGATGGGCGAACTCAAAAACTTCAGCGCGACTGATTGGTTATTTTTCGCAACGCTGCTGATCGTATGGTTTTACATGGTTGCAAAAGCGTATAGCTGGTTAATAGGAGTCCTGATTCGCCGCGGGTGGAGATTATGGAATCGTAAGGACGAGCAAACCCTGGCTATGGACTCGTTTTATGAGGCGTTCAGGCTGGCAGATATCGAGCCGGGGCAGAGGGTGGTTATTACTACCGAAAGCGGAATGACGATTCACATACTCCGGCCAAAAGGTGATCATCATGCCTAACCCATTCGACGCATAACTAAACGTCAAGCAACGTTTGATTTCCAATAATCATCCATCCATAATTAGGTCATCGGAGCCTGAACAACTCCGGTGACTTCTGCGCATTTAAGGGGACTTAAATGCGACCACAATCTGAACTCCTCACCTTGTCACAGATGCTTAGCGGCACCTGCGATTTTCTGCATTCTGCGTTACCTCTCGGAGGTGGCGTATGAAACAGCACTACTGCATCGTCAACGACACCGTCAAAGACAACCTCATTGAATACATTCGCACCCTGCCAGTTAACCCTCGCGCGCCGATGGTCGTCGAGGCCAGGGAAGAGACGCGTACCGACAAGCAAAACCGTCTTATGTGGCCGCTGCTGAAAGACCTGTCTGACCAGGTTATCTGGCACGGAGAAAAGCTTACCCGCGAAGAGTGGAAAGACCTCATCACCGTTCTGGTAAACCAGACCCAGGACCAGGAACAGAAATCCGCGCCGGGAATCAACGGCGGCCGCGTTTATTTCGGCGTTCGCACATCAAAATCCAGCAAGCGCTACATGGTCGACGTCATTGAGGCGATTTACTGGTTCGGTACCGACCGCGGCGTGAAGTTCTCCGAAGCATCCAGTAAGCGCATCGCCTGGGCGCAAGAGTGGAGGGCTTCCCGTGGGTAATCCTCTCGCACGCGTCATCACAAATCACATCTTCAACGTTCCGGCGCGCCGCAAGCGCAAGCCAGCGGTTAAGCCGTCAGACATCCCGACACTGAAAGACTACACCGCACGCCTGGTGGATCAGAAATGGCTGCGTCTCGCGGCGAGGAGAGGCCATGCGTAAACCAACCCGTCGCACCTGCAAGGTCTGCAAAGATAAGTTCACCGCCACCTTCGACAACGTCTGGTGGTGCTGTCCTGAGCATGGCGCCATTTACGCACTGGAGCTGCGAGCTAAACAAAAGGTGAAAGAGGCAGCCAAGAGAATTAGGGAGCAGAAAGAGGCAGAGAAGGCCGGGCGCAAGCGCCGTAAGGAGCGTCTGGCCGAGCTAAGGCCTGCCGGTTACTACAAGGCGCAGGCTCAGCAGGCTTTCAACGCCTACATCCGTGCGCGAGATGCTGAATTGCCATGCATCAGCTGCGGAGAGACCAACCCGCCCGATCTGCACGGCGGCCAGTGGGACTGTGGCCACTTCAAATCTGTAGGTGCAAACCCTGAGCTTCGCTTTGAAGAGCGCAACGCCCATAAGCAGTGCAAATCCTGTAATGGCGGCGCTGGCAAATACACCGCCAAAGAGGCGACCGTCGCGCAGCAATACGAAGCTGGCCTGGTCGCTCGTTACGGCCAGGAATACGTCGACTGGCTCAACGGCCCCCACGAAATGACCAACTACCGCCGTGAAGACTTCATCCGGATCCGGGATGAGTATCGCGCCAAGTTAAAAGCACTGAAACAGCGGGAGGCCGCATGAACCACACCGACTTCCTCCGGTACCAGGCCGAAAGCGTTAAGCGCGCCTACCTGCCGCCAGTAGCAAAGCACAGCCAGACCAAAAACAAACAGCGCGACGTTTCAGTGGGTCTCAAAATGAGGGGAGAATTGATGAAAAAGCAAAGATTGAATATTTCATATCTTAACGAGTGTTTTACTTACTCTCCTGAAACTGGCGTTTTAACTTGGAAGGCGCGGCCTCTTGACCATTTCTATGACGAAGCCACTTGCGCGGCATGGAACAAAAAATATGCCTTTAAGCAGGCCGGGTATGAGCATCGCGGATATTTTAGCCTGTCCCTGAATGGTAGAAATATGTTTCTCCATAGGATCGTCATGGCCTTAATAAAGGGCCAGTGGCCTGTAGCCATGGTGGACCACATCAATGGCAATAAATCAGATAACAGGGAGTCCAATCTTCGCATTGTTGATAACGCAGAGAATGGTAAAAACAAGTCCCTGCTTCTAACAAACAAATCAGGCTACCACGGTGTAAGGCTTTGCAAGAATTCATTGCGATGGCACGCGTACATATATGTGAAAAGAAAACAAATCTTCCTTGGATCTTTCAAATATAAAGACGAGGCTGTAGTGGCAAGGAAACAAGCTGAGAAAGAACTGGGATTTCACAGCAATCATGGGCGAGCCAATATCTATGGTGGTGCCGCATGAACAGTCAGCAACTGGAATACGTACGTCAGCAGCTCATTGTGGCGACCGCAGATCTGAGCGGGGCGACGAAAGGGCAGTTGGTAGCTTTCGCAGAGAATGCGCAATTCACCGCTACGGCGCGCAGCCGGGGACGGAAAAAGGTATTCGACAAGGATAAGCAGCGCATGGTTAACCCGGACGGCCCGGCGATGAGCGGCAGCCAGTCCCGCGCCAAAGGCTCATCCATCGCGCTGGTGGGTCCGGTTGAGTTCGTTACGGCATCCTGGCGCCGTGCTGTCCTGTCTCTGGAAGAACATCAGAAAGCGTGGCTACTGTGGAACTACAGCGAGAATATCCGTTTCGAGTACCAGGTGGCGATTACCCAATGGGCATGGGCAGAGTTCCGGGAACAGCTTGGCACGAAGAAAGTGGCCAGCAAGACGATGGATCGCCTAAAGAAGCTAATTTGGCTGGCGGCGCAGGACGTCAAAGCGGAGCTAGCGGGCAAGGATGTGTATCAGCACCAGGACCTGGCGGCCCTGTGTGGCGTTAAGCCTGATAACTGGTGCCATAACTACGCCGATTACTGGCGGGCCATGTGCGCCACCTTTAAACGGCTTGATGGTGATTCTCTTCTTTGCACCGTGAGAACACGATCACAACAAAAGGCGACTTTTTCGCAGCAGGGTATTGCAAAAGTCAATTAAATGGCATACATTTCATGTAAATCTGATATCGTCGCCATAGCTTTATAGGTCGACACAAAGAATTCAAGCCCGAGGTTAACGCCTTGGGCTTTTTCGTATCTGGAACTCTGGCGTAGATGGTTCGCGCGGATGCCTGAAGAGCATTAGGAGATGGTTCGATTCCATCGGGTTCCACCAAATAAGCCGGTCTAGTTCAGTGGCAGAACGGCAGCATTGTAAGCTGCGCGTCAGAGGTTCGATTCCTTTGCCCGGCACCACATTCAAGGCTGCGCACATGCGCGGCTTTTTTATTTCCAGCAAGGAATCACATGAACAGAAAAAACAAGCGGCTGTTGGTAAACGGCCTGCTGTTGCTGGCTATTGCGGGCATGGCTGCTTGCTCTGCGGTGTCATTCACCCACGCAAACGGCGCTAAGGGCCAGAGCGTCACCAACGCCGAGGTACAGCCGGATAACACGGTGGTACTGACGTACCCGAACGGATCGGCCTGCATTGATACCAATCCGGGTGAGAGCCAGGTCTGCAAAGGAAACTGATATGCGAACGCTGATGTTATGCCTGGCGTTGTCATGTTTGCTCACCGGCTGCGTGTCACAGCGATACCTCGGCGTGCAAATCAGTTCAACGGATCAGGTGAGTTTTACCCGCGTGCTGGTGAACGGCAATGCGGTGGTGATTTGTGATGTAAGCGAATAGCGAGGATCTATGGCATCCAGAATATTCAAACACTACAAAATTCAGGTCGGCCTCAGTATGGCTGGAAACCTGGAGTTTGAAAGCCTGCTCCTGCCTGAATATAACCATGGCCTGATGTTTATCGTGGAGCGTGATGGTTGCCATCATGCGATCGCCATCCGGTGTGTTGATGGCGTATCGGTAAAACCGATTTTTGATGAGGTAGCTCAATGATCTGCAAACTGGTTTATTCCGTAAAAATACGTCGAGGAATGTCGTTGCCATTGCTGATCGCTACGCGCGTCGGCTGGAACTGGCTGGCTGACAAATGCTACATGCTTCGCCTTGAATCAATCCCTGTCGACACAAACTAAAGAGGTCGCAAAAAATGCCAAGAAAAGTAGTTTCAGCATCCGGCATGCCAGTAACGGTTGCCACCATGGAAGATATCAGCGGCGGTGGGGCTGTGACGGTTGAGAACATCACCAACGCCACAGAGCTAGGTAAAAGCATTCTGCTCGCGGTAGATGCTCCAACACTCCTGGCGATAATCAGCGCGCTGGGCTCCAGCGGTGACCAGAATCTCGATGGTGAATTAACCGTAACTGACGGCTTGACGATCCGATCACCGCAGCAGACTTCCGCCAACGTCATTTCTTTCTTTTTCGGTCCAAATGATGGCGTACTGGATGCGTCCATTAAAGCGACAGCAACGGCAGACAATAAAGGTCAGCTCGCGCTCGGCGTAAATGACGATTCAGGCGGTGTGGCAAATGCTTTCACCATCGACGGGAGCAGTAAGCAAATGATGGTACTGGCCGGTTATAAATTGCTGGTTGGCGCATCCGGTACCGACATTAGCGGAATTACCTCATTCGGGAAACAGCTTATCGAATGCCAGGACGCAGCGGCAGTAAAAACGTTGCTGGGCCTGTGATGCTTTAACAATAAGGGTGTAAGCCATGGCAAAGCCGGACTGGGGGGCCATTAAAGCGGCGTACCAGACAGGCGAATCCGTACGGAAGATTGCCAAATGGGCTGGTGTGTCGCATACAGCGATTAACAACCGCGCCAAAAAGGAAGAGTGGGAAATACTTTCCACGGAAGTTTCCACCCGACAAAAAGTTTCCACTGGAAAGCAGAGTGGAAACCCTGTGGAAACCCCAAA